AATATTGTCGTTTTCATCCTCCTGCATATTCTAATGAAAATACTTGATAATTTTTTGTCTCCTGAAGATTTAAATATTTTACAGGAAAAAATTTTTTCTAATGAATTTCCTTGGTATTATAGCAGAGTATTAGATAATAAAGATAAAGTATTGTGTGATGACAAGTACAATATTCAATTCGTCCATAAGTTTTATGGCCAATATAGACCTTTGAGTGATCACATACATTTAATGAGTCCATTTATGGATTTTCTTAAACCAAAAGCTTTGCTTAGAATTAAAGCAAATTTGACATCACGAACGGACAAAATCATAGAACATGGATACCATCGAGATCAAACTTTTCCAGATTTTACCACAGGCATATACTATCTGAATACTAATGATGGATATACCAAATTAAATGATGGAACAAAAATTAATAGTGTGGAAAATAGATTTGTTTTATTTGACGGATCAATTTTACACACTGGAACCACATGCACTAATAGTTACTGCCGAGCAGTTATAAATTTCAACTTCATTTGATTAGTAGTTGACAACTAAAACAAATTATTCTACAATTAATCTGTTCATGGGACGGTGGCGGAAGTGGTAGACGCACCAGACTTAAAATCTGTTGGGAGTATTCCCGTGGGGGTTCAAGTCCCCCTCGTCCTATTGCCCTAAATATCCTTTAGGGTAAGAAAGGAACACATGAAATACCGCATTGATACTTCTTATGTGTGGTATAATCGCGGAACACAAATTGTTCTAATGTATTTCATAAACCAAGTTCCATTTACTTTTGACGAACTTCCAGATGATTCTTTATATGATCAGGAACTAGTTGAACTTGCAGACAACGAAAGATCTTTTGAAGCAGAAGATTTGTATCAATCTTCTTATTACCTTATATTAGAAGAGTGTCATCCTCTTATGTTTGAGGTGGAACTTGAAAATCCAGAAATGTTGCCTGTTGATTAAATTTGCCCTTGTAGCTCAGTGGTAGAGCAACGGTTTTGTAAACCGTTGGTCGTCTGTTCGAATCAGATCGGGGGCTCTGAGTTCTATAACTCCAAAATGTCACTTTTATCACAACGAGATAGAGAACTTTCTATCAAAGCATTAGAATACTATTCTTCATTTGTGACTAATGAAACAGATAAGATGGAACTAAATGCTTTGATTAATTGGATTAAATTAGAATACACTAAAAATGAGAATTAATCTCTGGTATTGCTCCGAAATGCAAAAATGGCGTTGGACGCTGGTGGACAATAGTCGTCCTATTTGCAAGCAAGAATCGGGACAACAACCCTTTCTTCGTGATGCTATGAATGATGTAGCAAATACCGTAGAATATATGTTAGAATGCAAACAAACTGAGTAGAAATACCTAGATGAAATCGGATTTTTATATAGATAGGGTAGGTAAAGAAGACATCAAAGAACTTCTTTATACTCATCATTATCTTAAAGACGAATCTAAAGATTTCAAGTCGGGTTGGAACTATGGATTATTTAAACGGACTGAATGGGAATGCCCTCTTAGGATTGGGAAGTGCCTTGCTGCTTGCATTTTTACTGGTCTCCCTGTTCCAGAAATTGCCAAAGGAGCATTTGGGTTAGAAAGAAATCGGCAGGAAGGATTGTTTGAACTTTCTAGATTGTGTGTAGATCCAGAGGTTCAGAAAGAAGAATATAATATCACATCTTGGTTTGTAAGTCGTTGTATCAAAAAGTTTCGTAAAGATACAAGTGTTCGTGCAATCTTAAGTTATGCGGATTCCAATCATCATACTGGAATCATATATAGAGCTTGTAATTTTCAATATTATGGTCTGACTGATCACAAGAAAGACTTTTATTATGCGGATGGAACAAAGCATTCAAGAGGTTCTGTAAAAGGTTCTGAAGGTGAATGGAGGGACCGTAGTCGCAAACATAGATACTTGATGGTATTTGATAAGACATTGAATGTCTTGTGGGAAAAGCAAAAATATGGTACAATATAATTGCCGTGTGAAGGATAGTGCCATTCTGTGGTAGGACAAGCATCCAGTTATCTGGGTGCTTTTTTCTTGTGATAAATAATCTATAACAGAACTTATCGTGCAAATAAGATGCCTCTCAGTCGTTTAGATAATTTCCTTAAGAATGCGCGTGGAAATATCTTATATGTAAATCCTAATGATTTAGATGCCACGGATAGTATTGAAAACCAGGGCAATTCACTTACGCGCCCATTTAAAACTATTCAACGTGCTTTAGTTGAAGCATCAAGATTTTCGTATCAAAGAGGATTAGATAACGATAGATTTGGACAAACAACAATTCTTGTATATCCTGGTGACCATCTAATTGATAACCGTCCTGGATGGATTCCTGATGGTGCAAATAGTTTCAAACTGAGAAACGGCACAACTTCTAGTGATTTTCCCCAGTTTGATTTGTCAACCAATTTTGACTTAACAACTGATGGTAATGCACTGTATAAGTTAAACAGTATTTACGGCGGTGTTATCATCCCCAGAGGAACATCTTTAGTTGGTCTTGATCTTCGTAAGACAAAGATTCGTCCAAAGTATGTTCCAAATCCAGAAAACGATAACATTGAAAGATCTGCTATTTTCCGCGTAACGGGTGCTTGTTACTTCTGGCAGTTCTCAATTCTTGATGGTGACCCTAGTAGTGTAGTCTATAAAGATTATACAACTAACATTTTTGTTCCCAATTTCTCACACCATAAACTGACTTGCTTTGAGTATGCTGATGGTAAAAATGCTGTAGATATTGATGATGCATTCTTAACTTATAGTACAACCAGAACTGACCTGGATATGTATTATGAGAAAGTTGGTCTTGCATATGGACCTTCTTCTGGTCGTGAGATTGAACCCGATTATCCATCATCTTCACTTGACATTCAACCAAAGATTGATGAATTCCGTATCGTTGGTCCTACTGGTGGCGAAATTGGTATCAGCAGCATCAAAGCAGGTGATGGTACTACATCATCCACAGTAATTACAGTTACAACTTCTGAAGTATTTGAGCAACTTGCTGTAGATACTGCGATTCAAATCAATGGTATCACTGCAACTGGATATGATGGTCAGTATGTTGTAACTGATGTTGTAAGTGCAAATGAATTCAAGTATAATGTATCATCTGCCCCATTAAATCCACTTCCAACTCCAACAGGAGCAACTGTAAATCTTTCTGTTGATACTGTTGGTTCTGCATCACCATATATCTTTAACGTATCATTGAGATCCGTATATGGTGTTTGTGGTCTTCACGCTGATGGTGATAAGGCAGATGGATTTAAGTCAATGGTTGTTGCCCAATTCACCGGAATTGGTCTGCAAAAGGACGATAATGCTTTTGTAAAGTATGATCCAAACGGTGGTATCTACAAAGATTCTACTTATGCAGGAAACGAAAATATTCATAGCGATTCGTTAGCAATTTATAAACCAACATACGAACACTATCATATCAAGTGTTCTAATAACGCATTCCTCCAAATTGTTTCTGTATTTGCGATTGGATTTGCACAACACTTTGTTGGAGAAACTGGTGGCGACCAATCAATTACAAACTCCAACTCTAACTTTGGTTCAAAGTCACTGATTGCATCTGGATTTAGAAAAGAAGCATTTGGAAGAGATGATGTAGGATATATCACACATATTATTCCACCAAAAGAACTGACGAATGCAAATACAAACATTGAATTTGATGCAATTGATGTAAACACCACCGTTGGTGTTGCATCAACAAATCGTTTGTATCTTTATAATAGAACTAACCAGGACGTTGTTCCTGATAATGTTATTGAAGGATATCGTATTGGTGCAAAGGAAGGTGATACTTTACAGTGTCTGATTTCGCAAGGTGGATCACCTGTAGAATATTCTGCAAGAATTGTTATTCCAAATACACAATTTACTTCCAATGAAGTAACATCTGAGAAGAAGTTTGTAATTGGAAGATCTGCTGGTATTAATAGTATTTCATCTGATATCATTACATTTACATCTCCACACAGCTTTATTGAAGGTGAATCAATTCGTTTCTTGAGTGATACGGGACAACTTCCTGATGGACTTGAGAACAATAGAATTTATTATTCAATTACTTCAGGTATTGGAACCAATCAAATTAAAGTTGCTAAGACTTTAAATGATGCGTTGAATGCACAAGCACTTACTATTAATGATAAGGGTGGTAGAATTGATGTAGTATCCAGAGTTTCTGATAAGAATTCTGGCGATATTGGACACCCAATTCAATATGATTCTACACAGGGTCAGTGGTATATTAATGTTGCAACAGCAGCAACCGATAATAATCTTTATTCTGCAATTGTATCGCTTGGATCTACTGTTCTTGGTGCAGCAACTCCAAGAACTTACATCACAAGACAACCTGATACAAGAAACCTTGCAGACACAATTTATAAATTAAGATATGTAATTCCTGCTGGTACTGGTATTACTTCTGCAAGACCACCTATTGATGGTTTTGTAATTCAAGAATCCAATGATACCACAGGTGCAACAAATACTGAAGTTCAAACATATTTCAACCCAACAACAGTTTCTTTAACCAATGTAAGTGAGCAAAGAAACTTCAGATTCATCTCAAATGCAACTTGGTCTAGTGGTTATGCATATTATGAAACAGAACTCCCACACAATCTTTCTGTCGGATCTGCTGTTGAAGTTCTGAATGTAACCAGTACAAATAATACTACTGGTATTGCAAGCGAAGGTTTCAACAATACATTTAGTGTTGTTGGTGTCAGTAGTGCAAAATCTTTCCAAGTAGAACTTGCCGCAAATCCTGGGACGTTTACGAACGACTTATCAAATAGAACAACTGACCTTCCAAGATTTAATCGTAAGAGATTTAACGATACCTATTACATCTATCGTTCGCAAGAAATTCAAAAGTATGTTCCTGGTGAACAAGATGGTGTATATCACTTAGTTGTTCTGAATGCTTCCAACAAACCATCCGTAACACCATTTACGGGACAGAACTTCTCACAACCAGTTCAAAATCTTTATCCACAAACCAACCGTGATAATCCTGCATCTGATCCACAAGAAGCAGTATCACACGCAGTTGCAACACCAATCGGTCAGGTTGTAATTGATGATCCAAAACATAGTATCACAAAAGAAACTGTAAACAAAACATTAGAAGATACTAATGTTGGTTTTGCTATTACCGACATCATCTCTAATGTTGATGGAACAACACATACAATCTATACCAATATTGACCACGGACTGAATAGAATCACTGCTGTAAGTATTGGAAACAGTGGTACTGGTTATGGTAGTGGTTCAGCAGTATCACTCTATAATGCAAGATTAGTTGGATTTGCTGGTTCTACAACTGGTGATTATGCAACAGCAAGAATTACTGTTGATGGAATTGGTGGTATCACCGATGTTAAGATTATGGACGGTGGTTCATCATACGGTATTGGTAATACACTTGCTGTTGTTGGTACTGCAACTACCGCAGGATTCGTTCAAGGTTATGTTACTGTAACTGATATCTATGATAATACTGGTGATGTAGTTAGACTTTCTGGAGTATCTTCAGAATCCCTGTCACACTACAATCAACTCTATAGAATTACTTCAGTTCCTGTTGGTTCAACAAAAGAAATTGTTGTTGCATCTGCATCTACTGTTGGAAATGCAAGCACTACAGGTGTTGGTGCTAATTTAACTGCAGATGCATTTGGATATAATGTTGGTGAAGCACTGAATATTACATCACTTGTTTATGATAATGTATCTGGTCTTGCAACTGTTACTACATCACAAAGACATGGACTGAGAGTTGATAATAAAGTTCGTATTGCTGGAGCAAATGATGATTTCTATAACAAGGACTTCATTGTTACTAGAAACACTGACCTGAATAACTTTGTAATGCGGGTTGGTGTTGGAACTTCTGCTCCTGCTACAACTGGAACACTTTATGCTTATAGAAATGGATTTACTTCTAACGAAGGTAATGTAACGATTGAGAATGAAAACATTGGTGGTCGTCAAGTTGTATCTTATGCAGGTATTACGACTACCCTGTCTGCTGTAATCTCAAGTGCTACTACAACTGATATTGAAATTCAAGATATTGCTACACTGGATATCAATATTGGTGATTATTTGTTGATTGATGATGAGATTGTAAGAGTTAAGACAACTGTAACTGCAAACCCAATCTCAGTATTCAGAGGTGTTCTTGGAACAAGAGCAACCACACACGTTATCAACAGTGTTGTTAGAAGAATTCGTGTAAATCCTGTTGAATTCAGAAGAAATTCAATCCTCCGTGCTTCTGGTCATACATTTGAATATCTTGGATATGGTCCTGGTAACTATTCAACTGCACTTCCCGAGCGTCAGGATAGACAACTTTCAGCATCAGAGGAATTCCTTGCACAATCTACCAAGTATGATGGCGGCATCGTTGTCTACACTGGTATGAACAGCGATGGTGACTTCTATATTGGTAACAAGAAAGTCAGTTCCGCAACTGGTCAGGAGGAAGTCTTTGATGCACCAATTCCTACTGTAACTGGTGAAGATATTGCACCAACTGGAGTTAGTGTTGGATTTGATGTTCTTTCACCACTTGAAGTTTCTATCAGTCGTTCACTGAGAGTTGAAGGTGGACCAGACAACAATATCATTTCCGAATTTGATGGTCCTGTTATTCTGAATAACAAACTGACTTCTACATCCGATAAGGGTATGGAAGCAGCATCTATCTTCCTGCAAGGTGATGCAACTGTTTCTAGAAAGTTCACTGTTGGCATTGCAACTCCTTCGCTGTCTGGTAACCCTGGTGATGTTGTTTACAATGCAAGACCTGATAAAGGTGGATATCTTGGATGGGTTTACACCAACCAAAATGATTGGTATCGCTTCGGTAATGTAAGCCTTTCGCAGGATAGCAATATTGCACTGTTTGACCAAGTTGGAATTGGAACCACAGCAGTTGGTACTAACACTCTTCAGGTTGGTTCTGGTTCATCTGAGTTCTTTGTAAATGGTTCAGGTCAAGTTGGTGTTGGAACTGATGACACCCAAGGTTATAAGATGTATGTTGATGGAACTATCTTTGGCACATTCTCTGGAGATGGTTCGGCACTGACTAACCTTGATAGTATTTGGACAAGAGATTACACTTCTAGTTGGATATTTACTAGAGAAAATGCAGACCTTAAGGTTGGTATTGGTACAACTATTAATGTAACAGCACAACTTCAAGTTGCTGGTACTGCTGCAACATCACTGTATGTTACGAATGGTTCTAGATTTATTTCTACAGCAACCTTTGAAAGTGAAGTATCAATCGGTGGCACATTAAGTGCGACGAAGTTTAATCTTAATGGTCCATCTGAAGGATACATCGTTGCTGGTGTTACGACATCAAATGTCATTCACGTTGGTGTTGCTGGAACTGTTCTTGATGCATCTGCTACAACAGGAAATGTTGGTGTTGGAACATCAGTCCCACGTTCTAAGTTTGATGTTGAGGGTCGCACAAGACTCAAGACATATCACGAACACGTTCATGCAGTCACAAGTTCTTCTAATGTAGTTACAATTGACCTTTCTGAGGCACAGAACTTTACATTAACTGTAACAGAAAATGTAGATCAGTTTACTATCATCAATATTCCATCTGAAGCGAGCGCATTCACACTGAAGATTACTCAAGATTCTACTGGTAATCGTGCAGTTGGAATCGATACATTTAAGACTTCTGGTGGTGTTGATATTCCTGTTTATTGGCCTGGTGGTGGTGTTCTTCCAATCGTTACTCCAACTGCAGATAGGTCAGACATCTACTCATTCAAGACATTTGATGGTGGTGGAACTTTCTACGGTGTCGTTGGCGGTCAAAATTTCCTTAACTGAGGAGATAACTAATGCTTAACTTCGGAGATAGACAAACAACACTGGACCTTAATGGTCCAGTTTTATCCATCGTTCAACAACCATCATCGGTTTCAGTTTGCAATACTGCTACAGCGACTTTTGTTGGAATTGCAACGGTCACTTTTCCAACACAAACTCCAGCAAATACTCCAACAAATACTGGTATTTTAACACAGAGATGGTATGTTGATGGTTATGGTGCATTGAGTGATGGAACTATTTCCCCACTTGGGATTACGGTGTCTGGATCTGGAACTACAACTCTCACAATTTCTAACGTAGTTAGTCCAACTGCAAATGGTATTGGTTTTTTCATGAGACCTGATTATATTCCATCTGCATATTCACAACCTGTGGGTTCTGCTGTTGTTGCTGGAACTGCGAGATCGACTGGGAATGGAAACAACGAACCTTATGATTCTAGTGTTGCAATTCTTACAGTATTTCCATCACTCTCTATCACCCAGCAACCATCCGATCAAACTATTGCCCAAACATTAAATACAACATTTAATACACTTGCTTCTGTTACAGACACAACTCAAGGAAATATATCATATCAGTGGCAGTTAAATGGATCGAACTTAACAGATAGTTCTACTGTTTCTGGAGCACAAACTCCAAATCTAACTATATCTCTTCCAAATATAAGTGATAATACGGTAAGAGCGCAAATTAGCCATCCAACATCATGTGACTCTCCAATTTTTACAAATAGTGCTAATTTTATCGTTGTTGATGCTAGACAAATTGTAAACTTTGAAACTTTCAATGATAATGGTGGATTTAGTGGTAAAGGATCATCAAACTTATTTGATAATCCAATAACATTTTCTGCAGATCCGGGGAATGCTACAAGAGCATTATGTTTATATGCTCCAGAAAAAAACTTGACAATTAGAGCAACGATGGCAGCTGGGTCTGGTGCAAGTAGAAACGGAAATAGTGGTGGTCAGGGTGGATTAACCGTATTTGAATTTACAATGGAAAAAAATAATGAGTATCTTGTAAAACTTGGAGCACAAACGCCACCAACTGGTGGTACTAATGGTGGTGGCGGTGCTGCATATCTCTATAAAAAAGGAAGACTTCTTGTTGCATTGGGTGGAGGCGGTGGTGCTGGAACACAAGGAAGAGGTGGCGATGGTGGTGGTGTTGGTATTGCTGGACAAAATGGACAAGGAAGAAATCTTGGTGCAGGTGGAGCGTTGTACGCTACAGGAACAATACCTATTATAGGCGTTTTCCCTGGCGGTAGTGTTTATGGTGGTGTAAACTGGTCAGCACCTGATGCAGGAAGAATTTCTGGTTGTACTTTAGGTCAATATTGGACAAGCAGAGGTATTTCACCTTGTTCTGATGTTGGAATTACCAAATTTGTTGGTGGTACTGGTACTGTTGTTTCAGAAACTGCAGAAATTTTAAGAGGTTATAAACCAGGTATTGGACATAGAAACAATGGCGGTAACGGATCTGGTGATAATGGTGGTGGTGGATCTGGCGCAGAAGGTGGTGATGCAGGAACTGGAAGCGGTTCAGGTGGTGGCGGTGGTAGTGGATATTCCAGCGGGGATGTTACTATAATTTCAACACAACTTGGAGGAAATACCTCAACAAATGCTTTTCTAACACTTGAAGCGATTTAAAAGAACTAATATATATAAATACTTAAAATCTAAGAGGGGGATAGTGAACCCATATGGCAGTCAATAAAAACTTTGTCATTAAAAATGGGTTAGAGGTTAGTACTCAACTTATTCTTGCAGATGCAAATACAAACAAAGTTGGTATTGGATCGACCGGACCGAGGTTTGAACTAGATGTTGCTGGCGGAATTGGTGCTACTGATTCATATGTGAGTGGCATATCTACAGTTCTTGGTGAATTAAATGTAGGAACTGATGGTTCTGTTCTTACTGCTCTGGGAACTGGCAGTTCTGTTGGTGTTGGAACTGCGCTTCCAGGATACTTATTAGATGTAAGATCACCAGTATCGACTGGTCAAACAGCACTTTATGTTTATGGTGACATGCGTGTCACTGGTGATATTAATCTTGATGATATTACACTTGATGACGCATCAATTCAAAATCTTACAGTTACAGAAGCACTTAATGTAACATCATCTGGTATTTCCACATTTGAAGGTCATGTTAATCTGACTGATACTTTACAAGTCTCAGGGATTTCTACGCTGGGTGGTTATTTAGATTTAAACGCAGCTGCTGATATATCGAGCACCCTGAACGTTGGTGGTGCTACCACAGTTGGTGGATACTTAGATGTAAACGATGCTGTAGATTTATCAGGAACCTTAAACGTTGGTGGTGCTACCACAGTTGGTGGTTATCTTGATGTAAATAATTCTTTAGATGTTTCCACTGATTTAAATGTTGCAGGAATCTCGACATTATCGACAGTAAAAATAAGTTCTGGTATAGTTACCGCAGCATCTGGAATTGTCACTTACTACGGCGATGGTTCGCAGTTAAGTGGTGTCATCGGTGGTATTGGTATTGCTACAGCGGGTGGGGATCTTGGTTTTGGGGTTACATTCCTCAAGTTCCTTGGTTCTGGTATATCATCTTCACAGTATGATTCAAGTGTTGGTATTGCTACCATTTATATTACTGCTGGTGTTTCGACTTCTATTAATGGAGTTGGAATTCAATCAGGTGGAGTTGTTATTGGAACTGGTGTTACAATTTTAAATTTTGTCGGCACAGGTAACACTTTTGCTGTTGTTGATGATCGTGTTGATATTAGTATTCAAGGTGGCGGAGGAGGTGTTTCTACTACAGGTATTCTGTCATGTAGAGGCGTAGCCAATTCCTCAGTAATTATGGAAAGTATTGAATTTGATGACTCTTTTGTTGGTGGAACAAATTATGCAATGGTTGGACCAATCACTGTTGTTGGTGCAGGCGTTACCGTAACTGTAGGTGCTGGTGTATCCTACGTTATTATCTAATTAAGGAGGATTTATGTCAGTACTTAGAGTTCAAACAATTACTGATGAAGCAGGCACAGGAGCTGTAGAATTTACAAAGGGACTTGCATATACAGGATCACTTGCAGACACCCAATTATCAATTAATAATGCAAGTGGTATTTCAACTTTTGTTCATGTAGATTCTAGTGCAATAAATGTGGTTGGTGTAATGACAGCTTCTTTTTCTGGAGATGCCAGTCAGGTTACGAATCCACCAGGATTGCCTATCGGAAAGGCTATAGCAACACATCTAATCATCTCATGAGGAGGTAATTATGCCATCACAAATTAGAGTAGACAAGATTGTAGACTTGAATGGTACTGGAGCAGTAGAGTTGCCTTATGGTGCAACAATACCATCTGGAGGTACTATAGATGTATCGGGAAACATTAATGTTTCTGGTGTATCAACAGTGGGCGTTATGTCGGCAACATCAGCAGTTGTTACTGGAGTAGTGACCGCAACAAGTTTTATTGGTGATGGTTCTGCATTATTTAATCTTACAACAGGATCAGCGTCGAAATCGATTGCTCTTGCAATTATAGGTAGTTAATTATGTCACAGTTCAAAGTTAACACTATTACTGATAGAAACAACTCAGGTTCTCCATCATTACCTTACGGAGCAACAATACCATCTACTGGTTCCGTAGAGGTTCAAGGAAATATTAATGTTTCTGGTGCATCGACTGTTGGTATTTTGTCTGCCTCATCCGCTGTTGTTGTTGGTATAGTCACCGCCACTGCTTTTGTTGGTGACGGTAGTCAACTGACTGGAATTCCGCTTTTACCTGCAGCAAAAGCAATAGCTCTTAAAATAATTTTAGATCCATTGCCATTCAGGTCATGAGTTTTAAATTTCAAACCGATTCGGTTGTAGGTAAAGATGGTGAAGGAAAAGTAGATCTTGGTAATGGTGCATCGTTGCCATCTGGAACTACCATAGATCTACAAGGATCAATAAATGTTTCTGGTATATCAACCGTAAGTATTATATCAGCAACCTCATCTGTTGTTACTGGTGTTGTAACTGCAACAAATTTTGTTGGTGATGGTAGCGGATTGACTGGATTAACAACTACAACTGCATCCAAAAATATAGCATATCATTATATCTTTGCAGATCCACCTTTAAGATCATAAATATAATAAATAAAAACAGGTTAGAAAAAAAATTATGGCAGCCCCAAACATTGTAGGCGTAACTACGATTACAGGAAAAACAACATACTTAAGTCTTGCAGACACAAACCCAACTGTTCTCTTAAGCAATGCAGCAGATAGCGGAAAAGTATTTAAAGTAAATTCCATTATTGTAGCGAATGATGATGGAACCAATACTGCCGCTATTACAGTAACAATTAATGATGCTGATGAAGGTGGTGGAACCGCTTATAATCTTGCCAGCACAATTGATGTAGTTGCAGATTCAACACTTGTTGTTATTGACAAAGCATCGTCAATTTATCTTGAAGAAGACAAGTCAATCGTTGTTACTGCATCTGCTGGCGGTGATTTAGACGTTGTGTGTTCTTATGAAGAAATTCAGTCATCTTGATAGGGAGAGTAACTACTAATGGCAAATTCAACAGCACTATATTCTCATCAAGGTCAAGTACCAACACAACTTCCACATACAATTCGTTTAAGTGATGGTAGAAAGCGTACAGACGCTACTACTTTTACTGACGAAGAATTGGCAGATGTTGGTATTACTGGACCTTATGAAGCTCCAAGTTATGATCCAGAAACTCAGAAACTTTCTTGGGATTCAGAAACTCTTTCTTTTTCCGTAAATGAGATTTCGGATGAAGAATTTTGGGCAGCAGTTCGTGAAAGAAGAAATCGCCTCCTTGCTGAGAGCGATTGGACTATGGTATCTGATGCATCACCTAAATTAAACTTTCGTGAATGGGAAATGTATCGTGAAAGATTAAGACAACTTCCTGAGTTATATGCTAACGATAGAGAGAATTTTGCTTGGCCTGTTAGTCCAGAAGGTCGTCCAGATTCAGATTTTGATCAGGAAAGAGTTTTTGAGAATACTCTTCGTTTCAGAATTCTTGATTTAGAGCAAGCAGTTGCAGGCATTACAACAACCGTCTAACTTAAAAGAAGTGTAAATCATGGCCCCATTTCGTCCCACAAATATTAATAAAAGGCTATATCCCGGAAACGGAAGTGTTATTGGTCCCACTACAACCCCATCAGTGTCTTGTAATACTACAGAATGTACGGGTGTTACAAACACTTGTGATGCTTGCGTTTGCCAAGCCCTAGTTTTAGGTTGTAGATGTAGTTTCTGTGGATGTCCATGTTGTGATATAGTCTGTACTTGTGATTGTACCGTATGTACTCGCACAGTTCCTTCTGGAATGTGGAATTCAAGTGAAGTATACACTGCAAGGGTTGAAGATTCGTGGGGTCCTTCTACTTCTTCAAATACTCCCGCAGTTTGTCAATGTTGTTGTGCAGAAGGATATGCAGATATATCTAACTTAACGGATTGTGGCGGTTTCTTTATTTTTTGCCAAGGTAGTGGTAAATATTGGGTTGCACCATCTAATACTGAAGTAGTTAGAGGTCCTGGTAGTAATGACTCTATTACTCTGGCGGACGATGAGTTTGCCAGTCCTGGTTGGCTTAATTTTAGTTGTAATCAACTTCAATCTGTAGCATCTTGTGGTCAAGCATATTGGGATGCTAGACCTAGAGGAAATACTTTTTGGACCACTAATTCAGCTAGGACCTATGATCAATGGTTGGTAGATGTGCAAAATGGAAATGCCTCTGCACCAGGACCATATTCACCATTCGATGGTAACAAATCAACTAGTCGTCCAATTCGCGCTTTCAGATATACACCATCCTAAATTAAGAAAGTATACTTCTTAAAGTTAATATATTGTTATGAAAAATTTATTTGAATTGGGTGAGATATTCTCTGACACAATTAAAGAATACAAAGATCTAAATTATATCAATAAACCATTTTCCGATCAGAAAACGATTGAAAAATGGAAATCTTTAGGTCATAATTATGAAAAGTATACCGGGTTGATGAGAGATCAATCTCATCAACTTCCTGATTGGTGTTTTGACATATTGAGGCAAATTCCTTTACAAAATTCTGCAGTTACTTTATACTGTATGCCTCCAGGCACCATAATGCCTGAACATAGTGATGCATTTATAAAGTATAGGGAAATAATGAATTTAAAGACAACTGATGACGTTGGAAGAGCAGTTGTGTTTTTAGAAGATTGGAAATCAGGTCATTATTTTGAAATTAATGAAACACCAGTAGTAAACTGGAAAAAAGGAAATTATGTCTTGTGGAAAAATGATACTCCACATATGGCAGCAAATTTAGGAAAAGAAAATAGATATACTATGCAAATTACTGGAATTTATGTTTGAACAAGTTGAAAAATTTGAAAAAGAAATAGCAAAGTTTTATAATGCTCCATATGCAGTAGCAACAGATTGTTGTACTCATGCAGTAGAACTTTGTTTAAGGTATGAAGGATATAATAACGTAACCATACCAACCCATACTTATATTTCTATTCCATTTACTTTAGAGAAATTAAATTTAAATTGGAAATTTGAATATCGAGAATGGGAAGATTATTATTATCTTGGTAACACTAATATTATAGATGCTGCAGTTTATTGGAAACAAAACGGGTATATTGAAAACACATATATGTGTTTAAGTTTTCAATATAAAAAGCATTTAAGTCTTGGAAGAGGTGGCGCAATCCTCTTGCAAAATAAAGAAGATTATGATATATTAAAAAAAATGTCTTATGATGGAAGATTGCCAAGTAAACCTTGGATGGAACAAAATATTGATACCATTGGATATCATTATTATATGACTCCAGAAACTGCAAAATTGGGATTAGATAAACTTCCAGATGTAACCAAATCTGTATCCACAAAGTGGAACTATTCGCGTTATCCAAATTTGAAAAATATGAAAGTGTTTCAATGAATCTTCAAAATAAACTCAAAGGTCTTCCAGCAATATATTATACAAATCTAGATCATAGAACTGATCGAAGAGAATATATGGAAACTCAATTTGATTATTGGAACATACAAAATTATTATAGAATTTCATCATCAAAATATCTTTCTACTGAAGATGATAAATGGGGTCATTTAGTTTTAGATGAATCTTTACAAATGGGTGCTGCTGCAGTTGCAAACTCAATAACCCATTTAGAAATGATTAAAAGTTGGTTAGAGACATCTAACGAAGATTATATGATCATGATGGAAGATGACTATGATTTGTCCTTAATTAAATACTGGAATTTTGATTGGGAATATTTGATGAATAATATTCCACATAATTGGGATTGTATTCAATTGGGATTTGAGAATGAAGTTTTTATTCCATTTTTTCTTCATCCTGTTCATCACAATCATGGATTTGGACCTTGTTTGATCAATCGTGACTATGCAAAAAAACTTATTAAACTTCATTGCATTAACGATAAGTTTAGATTGAATATTCTAACAAATGATGTTAGGCACAAAAAAACCTATGGTATAGTTGATAGTTTTATTCTTGAAGGAGGAAAAACATATTCTATTCCATTAATTACCAATAATCCTGATTTGGGCAGTGATTATGCTTCAGATGGATTATCGAGGCCTTGGTTTAGTGAATGTAGAGATTTATATTATAATTGGTGGAAAAACGAACATTACAACTTCTCACTAGAAGATTTTTTTAATTATGGCAAATTAAATGATCGTGATATGATAAGACGGCTTAAATGTAAAAAAGAAAAAGGTGTAAAATTTAATTATTCATAATGACTACAAAAAATGAATGGTCTCAATTAAAAAAAGTCATAGTTGGAATTGTTGACGAGGCAAAAGTTCCGGAAATTGATTTGAGTATGAGAACCATAAATTATGCAGATAAAATTGACATCTCAAATGTTCCTGTAGGAAATTATCCAACAAAAGTTATTGAAGAAACAAGGGAAGATTTGGAAACCTTTGTTTCTTTTTTAAAATCTCAAAATGTGGAGGTTGTTCGTCCAGAAAAAAACAATCCAAAATATTACAATTACTGTCCAAGGGATAATGTTTTTGTTCATAAAGATATAACACTTGCTACACCAATGCCAATCAAGGCAAGAAATGGTGAATGGAAATCTTTCGAAAAGCATTTAACCAATCCAATTGAAATAGTCTGTTCACACCATACAGATCTTTATAATGTAAAGTGTCTTAATGATAAAGATACTTTAGCACTTACCGAATATTCTCCTGCCTTTGATGCTGCAAACATTATTAGAGCAAATGATGATGTTTTATATCTTGTGTCTAATACTGGAAATAAGAAAGGAGCGCAACTACTTCAGGAATTAATAGATGACGAAGTAAAAGTACGTACACTTGAGGGAGTTTATAGTTATATTCATATTGATAGTACTGTTGCATTTTTAAAAGAAGGTTTACTACTACTTAATCCCGAAAGAATTAAAAATAAAGATGTTCTACCAAAACCATTCTGTGATTGGGATGTTGTTTGGTGTCCAGAACCTATTGATATTGGTTACTATTCTTGCTATAATAATGCTTCGAAGTGGATTAATATGAATTTATTTTCCATTAATGAAAATTTAGTTGTTCTTGAAGAGCACCAGTATACATTAAGAACAGAACTAGAAAAATATGGTATCGAATGTGCAATGCTTCCAATAAGACATCAAAGAACTCTTGGTGGTGGATTTCACTGTGTAACACTTGATTTGGAAAGAGAATGAAATTATCTTTTATCGGACTTGGAAAACTTGGATTACCTTGTGCAGAAGTATTTGCAGAAAAAGGACATTTTGTGCAAGGATACGACATTCAAGAAGTATCTTCTCTATCAGTAGAAATAAAATCAACAATCGAAGATGCAGTTTCTGATGTTGATATTGTTTTTATCGCAGTACCCACACCTCACGATCCACAATATGATGGGAGGTATCCTATTTCACATCTTTCCCCAAAGGATTTTGATTATTCTATTGTAAGAGATGTTCTGAAGGAAGCAAATCAATATATGAATTCTGATCAGATTATTGTATTGATTTCCACAGTTCTTCCAGGAACAATCAGAGAGAAATTGATTGAATATGTAACCAACCCAAAGTTTGTCTATAATCCGTACTTTATTGCTATGGGATCAGTAAAGTATGATATGGTTAATCCAGATTTGGTTATTCTTGGCAGCAAATATGGTGAATATTCCAATGAGGTAACAACTTTAATTTCTTTATACGAATCAATTATTGAAAATGATCCCCCAATTATTGTTTCTAATTGGGACGAATGTGAATGTATTAAAGTATTTTACAACACTCTTGTTAGTACAAAACTTTCATTCGTAAATATGATTCAAGATGTTGCAGAAAGACAAGGCAACATTAATGTAGATAATGTAACGAATGCTCTTTGCAAATCTACTGATAGAATTATTAGTTCCAAATACATGAAAGCGGGAATGGGTGATGGTGGTGCTTGTCATCCAAGAGATAATATTGCACTTAAGTATCTTTCTCAAAAATTAGATTTGGGTTATGATTTTTTTGGTGCAATCATGGATACACGCGAGATGCAAGCAAAAAATATTGCTATTAAATTGGCAAATCTTGCTAAAGAAAATAATATGCCCATTGTAATTCATGGAAAAACATATAAACCCGATGTCCCCTATACTGATGGTAGTTACAGTATTTTGATTGGGACTTATTGTGAAGAACTTGGAATTTCGCCTATATACATTGATCCATTAGTTGGCGAAAATGAAATAAAAGAACCATCTGTAGTTCTTTTAGCACATAGTTCGTTTACAACTTATGGAAATCAAGACAAACTATACTGCAACATTCCTGAAAAAAGTATTGTAGTTGACATGTGGAGAACTTTCACAACTGATAAAAATATTCAAGTTATTTCCTATGGAAATACTAGAACTTGATTTAAAATTTTATATAAGTTATAATAAAACATAAATTTTGATTGAAAAGTTATGAACCTGCTGTCCATTTATTCTGTTCCCCTCTGGCAAAGTGAGTATCCAGAGTTTGAAGAACATAAAGAAGTTTTTCTGAACGCGGTAAAATCCTATAGGGAGAAAAATCCTTCCAAAGAAACCCCACGTTCAAATATTGGTGGTTATCAATCACCAGATACCTTGCATTTTGTTGAAGAACTGCGACCACTATTTGAATACGTTGCTCGGATGTCATACCAAGCTTGTAGTGATTTGGATTTAATTGAATCTGATGTTGCACTAACTTCTGCTTGGTTAAATGTTAACGGCACCCGTCAGTGTATGCATTCTGAACATGTACATGGCGATGTGTTTTCTGGTGTATTTTATCTTTCAGTACCAGAAGGAAGTGGAAAACTGAGTATTACAAATCCAGCAATCAATCGTATGTGGAAAGGTTGTTCTCTTGCAAATCAAAAGAACCAATTCACAGGAGAAACTATAAAGATTGAACCATCTGAAGGTACTATTATTTTCTTTCCATCTTACCTCCCACATTCGGTAGAAACAAATAATCACGACGAAGAAAGAATTTCAATTTCTTTTAATATCATTGTCCTTCCAAAAGGAACGCTGAGTGCCCCACAATCATAGAAATGAAATCTTTTTATTTCATATCTGGGCTTCCAAGATCTGGTTCTACATTACTTTCTGGAATTCTTAAACAAAACCCAGAATTTTATGCGGATATTGCATCACCAGTACAATCTATCGTAAACAACACGATAGAATTTATAACTGGATGTGAAAATAATTTAAATCTTACAGAAGATCATAGAAAAAATATAGTGCTTTCAATTTTTGAAGGATACTATTCTCATCTTGATACTTCTGTAATTTTTGATAG